AAAGCTAAATAAAAGTGCGTATACTGCAAGGTGTGCGTAAACAAACTATCATGGCACATTTAAAACTTTCATTAAGGAGAAAACATCATGGCAACTACATTAGCCGAAATCCGTGCAAAACTACAAGCAGCCGAGAGCCGTCAAGGCGGTAATCAAACTGGAGGCGACAATGCGATTTATGCGCATTGGAACATAGCCGAAGGTACAAGCGCAAAAGTCCGTTTCCTTCCAGACGGCAACTCCAAAAATTCTTTCTTCTGGGTCGAACGATTAATGATTCGTTTGCCATTTGCTGGCATCAAAGGTCAAGCAGACAGCAAGCCTATTGTTGTACAGGTTCCCTGCGTAGAAATGTATGGCGAAGCATGCCCTGTGCTTGCTGAAGTACGTACTTGGTTTAAAGATGCGGCACTAGAAGAAATGGGCCGTAAGTACTGGAAGAAGAAATCTTATCTGTTCCAAGGTTTCGTTCGTGAGAACCCACTTGGCGACGACAAGACTCCGGACAATCCGATCCGTCGTTTTGTGATCAGTCCACAGATTTTTAACTTGATTAAAAATGCGTTGATGGATCCAGAGATGGAGAATCTACCAACAGACTACACTGGTGGTCTTGATTTCACTATCAAGAAAACTTCCAAAGGTGGTTACGCCGACTACAGCACAAGTAGCTGGGCACGTAAAGAGTCTGCACTCACAGGCGAAGAACAAGCCGCAGTTGATGCACATGGTTTGTTTAATCTAAGCGACTTCTTGCCCAAGAAGCCAACTGATGTTGAGCTCAAGGTTATCAAAGAAATGTTCGAAGCATCTGTTGATGGCCAAGCATATGACCCAGATCGTTGGGGTGCCTACTACAAGCCACCAGGCTTCCAGAGCAACAATGCACCGGCTGCATCCAGCGCACCGGCTGCTGACGATGCCGAGGATGATGTTCCTGCAAAGGTAACACCTGTTGCCAAGGCAGCACCTGTTGAAGCACCAGAAGCACAAGAACCTGTTGCAAAACCAGCAGCTTCTAGCCAACGTGCTGAAGACATTTTGGCAATGATTCGTAATCGTCAAAAGTCTTAAACGGCAATCAAGAGGGCGACATGCCCTCTTGTTCTCTATATAATAACTAAGACGAGGAATCAATCATGGCAAAACCATTCGACCTGAGCAAGTTCAGGAAAAGCATTACCAAAAGCATTGACGGTATTTCCGTAGGCTTTAATGATCCAGACACCTGGATCAGCACAGGCAACTACACACTAAACTATTTGATCAGCGGAGACTTTAACAAAGGTATTCCCATGGGCAAGGTCACTGTGTTTGCTGGAGAATCAGGTGCAGGCAAATCATTTATCTGTTCAGGTAACTTGATCCGCCATGCACAACAGCAGGGCATTTACCCTATTCTTATTGACTCTGAGAATGCGCTAGACGAAGACTGGCTCAAAGCACTGGGTGTGGAGACAGGTGAAGACAAACTGCTCAAACTCAACATGGCCATGATTGATGATGTGGCCAGGGTTATCTCAGACTTTGTGAAGGAGTACAAGACACTGCCAGAAGATCAACGTCCCAAGGTACTGTTTGTTATTGACAGTCTAGGCATGTTGCTGACTCCCACAGACGTCAACCAGTTTGAAGCAGGCGAAATGAAAGGCGATCTTGGTCGTAAACCCAAAGCTCTTACTGCTCTAGTAAGAAACTGTGTTAACATGTTTGGTGCATTAAACATTGGCTTGGTTGCAACCAACCACACCTATGCCTCACAAGACATGTTTGACCCAGATGACAAAATCTCAGGTGGACAAGGCTTTATCTATGCCAGCTCAATCGTTGTTGCCATGCGTAAACTCAAACTCAAAGAGGACGAGGACGGCAACAAGATTTCGGAAGTAAAAGGTATTCGTGCCGCTTGCAAGGTCATGAAAACACGCTATGCTAAACCGTTTGAAAGTGTACAGGTCAAGATTCCATATGAGTCAGGAATGAGTCCATATTCAGGCTTGACTGATATGATGGAGTCAAAAGGATTATTGCAGAAAGAAGGCAACAGTCTTAAATACACCCTAGCAGACGGTACAGTTATCAAACAGTTCCGCAAGGCCTGGGAACGCAACGATGACGGATCGCTTGACAAAGTTATGGCTGACTTTGAAGCCAATCCACACAAAGCCGCTGCTGAACAACCCGTAGAGGAAACAGTAGAATGAGTATTGAAATTGATGCACTAATTGATGCCTATACCACAATGAAAGAGTATGTGCCAAGCAAGGATCGACAAGCAGCCGCTGACCATGTGTTTAGTATTCTAAACGACAGTGGCGTGAGCGAAGAGGATCTCAAACAACTTGCTGGCACAGACTCATACCTAAAACGAGCCAGTGAAGAGTATCTAGATCCCGATGCAGAGGATCTAGACGAGGAAGAGACTGACTACGACTACGGTGACGACTAATGTGGTACAACAAGATAGTTGGGAACCTTGGCGAGATTCCAGGGTTTATTAACTATTACGAAGGCGAGTTGGCCAGTGCAAAAAATGATGTACGGATAGCCGGGCTTGTGGAAAAAGGCCTGGCTAATCTTCCCGGCATCACAGAGCATAGATTCAACCAGCTACAAGAAATCGAAGCGGTTTTAAATTTCTTAAATATACAACTGCGTAAGATTCGAAGAAAGCATTTCCAAAAGTATTTGGAAAGCTATGCTCGTGCGCTAACCAGTAGAGATGCCGAAAAGTATGTGGACGGAGAAGATGAAGTGATCGACTTTGAAACCATCATCAATGAAGTAGCTCTGCTACGCAACAAATGGCTAGGTGTAATGAAAGGTCTTGAAAGCAAGAACTTCATGCTAGGACATGTGGTAAGACTTCGAACAGCAGGAATGGAAGATGTAACAGTATGATCAATTGGCAAGACAGAGCAGATGAACTATTGGCAGAGTTTGATCTTTGCTGGAAGGCTCGTCCTCGCCAGAACACAGTTGACATACAGTTGCTTAAAGATTCTTGTGCCAAGTGGGCACACCACTTGAACACACAACGTTCCTGGGGCAGTGACTTGGAAATAGCAGAAGCATGCCACCAACTTGAACCAAGACTAAAAGAACTAAAAGAACAAGTAATCATAGAGATACTAACACATGGATCGCTTTAACAACGCACATCAGAGTCACGAGCATAGCCTAAAAGTACTAGAGCTGGTATCCAACTACGACGACTTCATGGACAGTTTGACCAGCGTGGCCGACATGGGCTGTGGCGAAGCCCTAGACATCAACTGGTGGGCTCGCAATGAGTACATTGAGATCGTTGAAGACGAGCAAGGTAATATCACAGAAACTGTTCGTCCACGAAACTATCGTTGCTATGCAGTGGATAAAAACGTCCGTCAGATCAACAAAGAAATGCTACCAGACTCTGTGAACATAATCGAAGGCAACTTTGAACGTCGAGTGTTGAGTCGTCCTGTGGACATGATCTGGTGCCATAACAGTTTCCAGTATGCTACCAATCCACTGAACACACTAAAGCTCTGGAACGAGCAGATGGTTACCAATGGCATGCTCTATATTGGTATTCCTTATCAATCCAGCTATGTAAACAATCGCCTGGTTGTGCGCAATCACAACTATGCTTACTTCAACCATAACTTTTTAAGCATGGTATACATGCTGGCTGTAAACGGTTTTGACTGTAGAGATGCGTACTTTCTCAAAGAAGCAGCAGACCCATGGTTGCACTTAGTGGTGTACAAAACAGAACATGAACCCATGGATCCTGCAGATACCAGCTGGAACGATTTGGCCGCTAAAAATCTACTGAACGACAGCATGAAAAACAGCCTAAACAAGTACGGGTATCTGCGTCAAGAAGACATAATGTATGCCTGGCTTGACAAGGACTTTCATTTTGTTCAAGACTAAATACACTACTATGCGTGATTTAATCTCTATAACAAACAAACTATTTGAAGCTGATGTCAACAGCCTGCGTAAAGATATCATTGACCAGGTTAAAAAAACCCAAGACGAAGAGCTGTTAGACAAGATCTACACAGTGCTCAATCAGAGCGGGCTGGCTGATCGTATTGCTGGCACACTAGAGCGTGACACAGACACCAAAG